GGCACGCTAGCGAAGCTAAATTGCATTATGAGCGGAAACGCCAAGAGGGAGTCGACGCAGGAATCTGCGCCGACTGTTGAGGGGTTGGTGAGCCGTTGTGTTGCCGAAATCGGGACCAAGGGCACCAACCGGGATGTGCGGGAGAAATTGACCGCCTATTGGGGTGAGGCTCGACCAGCGCCTCCAGCCAACGCCGTAAGGGCCGAGGTTGAAAAGCAGGTCCCAGTTGGCACCGGGTGGGATGCTATCGACGATGAACACCGTCGCAGCAAGGCCTTCCAGGTGCTGCTGAAGGAGGGGAAGAAAGGCTGGATGTGCACAGTTGGGAGTTGGGGCACGAAGTCTTTCACGCAAGGAGGTGTCTTGAAACGGGAGCCCCGCAAGGCTTTCAAGAAGGCACCGGCCGCGCCCAGCATCGCTGACCAACGCAAGGTCACGAAGAGCGCGGAGGAAGTTGGTCTGCTCAAGGCGGAACAACGTCTCCAAAAGCTTGCAGCGGAATTGGAAACCGCGAAAGCAGTTTTGGAAGCAGCAAGGGTCGCTGCGGCGAAAACTCAATCCAAGAGTATGGCCGACGTTGTTAAGTCAACCGATGGGCAAGCGGCGCCAGCGGAGAAGTCCGCGGCTGGGGCGAGCAACCCTAAGCCGAAAGCGGCGGCGAAAGCTGCGCCCAAGGCACCTAAGCCGAGGGCTGCGGCGAAAGCCGCGCCCAAGGCCAAGGAGGCTGCGACAAATGGCCAGGCGCAACCTGGGCCAAAACCCCAGAGCCAAGAGCCCAAGCCTGAGATCGCCAAGGCCAAGGGGCCGAACGCAGCTGAGAAGCGGCGAGCGAAAAGGGCTGCGGCCAGGCAAGCGGCAGAACAAGCGGCGAAGACCGCAAGCGCCGACAAAGTTATTGAATCAATCATTAAGCCTGGTTCGAGCGGTGAGCAGGGTGGAGCCACCAGCAAGGTTGCTGGTACGGCATTACCCCAACCACCCCAGTTGGATGAGGACAAGATCAATGGAGCATGGAGGTCAGGGTTGCTGCGATATGCAACGGAGACCGATGTAGCACTGAGTTGGACACTGGAGGAGGGCCTCTGGGTGTGCCTTACTTGTTCCCAGCTCTGGATCAACCCTTGCGAGTCTTGTGGTCAAGAGTTCAACTTCGAAGACACCAAGAAGAGGAAGATGCTCTGTGGCTGCGGCGTTGTCCGCGCATCGAGCTCGAAATCCACGATGGACAGGCAGACGCTGGAAAGCTGTTTTGGCTGCAACCATCAGGGATTCGCTCCCCTGATTGATGTCAAGGAATACTTCATGTTCAATGAGGCATTCAAGAGTGAGGGCTCCAAGATCAAGGCAGATCCCCTCAAAGCCCCCATGGACGTCGACATGTTGAAAAACATGCTCTTCGTGTATCCCAACTTCCGTAAGGCAGCTAACGAGGCAACTCGTCGCGCAGAAGTGCGTTTGGCTGCTTACGAGAAGGAGCACGAATGTGACAGCGACGATGGGGCCGTCACCGTCATCAACCCCGTTGACAGGCAAGTGCCAACGGAGGAGGCCCTGAGAGCGGAGAAAACCGCCGCCATGAATGGTGATGCAGGCTTGAAGCCCGTGCCCCGTGCCACTGGCAAACCGCTGAAAGATCGGAAGCGGGCCAGGAAGCAAGCGGCAAAGCTTGATCAAACGGTCGTTCTTGAGAAGCTGGACCAACTCCTAAGCGACTGCGAGGAAGCCCTCGCCGTTGAGGAGCCAGCTGCGGGAACTGCGGCGGAAGCCGCGGAAGCCCAACCAGAGCCGGCCGCCACTGCTGAAACCCCAGCCTCGGGAAACGAGGAGGGGGCCGATGCTCAGGCCCAACCGCAACGGAGCACGCTCTCAAGGTGCCCACCAGTTCCGCTGGAGATTCTTCGCCCCGTGGACCGAGCCTTAATAAGCGCGGCCGACGGAGCGAAGAAGCTCAACGGAGACGTGACGAGCGTCGAAGACTTCGACAAGAACGTCGCAGTGGTGGTGGCGAAAGCCAACCTTGAGTCACAGCAACACGGGAACCTGGAAACGCTTAGCTTGCTAGGCAAACCTCAGAGGGCAGCGGGACCCTTTGGGAAAGTTGACAGGACAAGGAGTTGCACGGATGCAGAGGTGCAAAGAATGTTGAAACCGACATTCTATGGAGTGACTGATGCGCGGGCGCGAGCGGAGCTCACAGCCCACATTCGCAACAAGATCGCCTTCCAACCAAGGGACCACACGAAGGCGAGGTGGCTCAATTTGGTTGCGAACAGGTGGTTTGATCAGTTCGACCCTGCAACTGTATCCGAAGCACGGAGACACGGGTTAATCGGCCCAGCAATCGCTGCAGCAATGCAACCGACGCAGGCTGAAGACATGGCCTATGCTGGTGCTACGTCAGATGCTGTGAAGCGATCTGCTAGGCAGTGGTCAGAAGGACGTGATACCCGTTGGTTCGCTGGTTTGCGGAACTGGTCGAGGAGGCGGCAGCTGCGGAAGCAAGCCGCTCTTGATTCAGCGCCGGGAAACTAGAGATCCCAATAGTTGAGTGCCAGGCGAACTTGGCCGAGTTATCATCAAGAGCTGAGATACTGGAAGTGCCAGAAAACCTCGACTTGGTGATGACTCAGCGCAAGGGGATGATTCTGGGGCATTTGAACGATCAGCTGGAGAGGGACGCTCTCGACTTCAAGGTGTATGGGCTGCATAAGCACGACATCAGACAGGAGTTGTTGACGCTAACCCAAAGGCATCTAGTCAAAACCCCAGAACCTAACTTGGCGCACCACTGTTGGGCTCGAGCCAAACATGAGTTGAGATCGTTGCGGGAGCAGGTGCCGAATCTGGCCAAAGTTGGGCTGAAAAGCCTGATTGGTAGCAAGTCCGGAAGGGCCAAAAACAGGTTCAAGGCTGGGTGGTATGATTATTTCAGCAATGGAATTCAATACTATCATAGTCGAGTCACTTGCATGCAGAAGCTTGAGTTTCATCCGAGCGAGAAATTGCCCGTGAAAGCGGACAGAGCAATTCAATATCGATCGGTTGCCTTCAACGCTGCCATAGCTCGTTACCTGAATCCCATTGAACATTATTTGTTCAATGAGACCCAGTATAACGGGATGAGGTGGTGTGCGAAGGGGCTCACTAAGGAGGAAAGGGCGTTGCAGTTGATGGATATGGCCGACCAGTTCAAGGACCCAGTCTTTGTGCTGGCCGATCATTCAACCTTCGACGCGCATGTCAACCCGGAACTCCTGAAGTTAGAGCACAAATTCTACAAAAGAGTTTGGGGCTATGACAGAGAGCTAACGAAGCTTCTACAGCTCCAGGTGGACAACGTCGGAAGAACGAAAGGAGGCATTAAGTACAAAGTGAAAGGGACCAGAATGAGTGGTGACATCAACACCGCCCTGGGAAATTCCCTGATAAACTTTGGTATGCTTGCTGCCTGGGTTTATGCAGTTGATGCGAAAATCCTACTCGATGGCGATGACTCTGTTATCGTCATGGAAAGGGAATCACTCGACCGCTTGCCCCCCATTGAAGAGTTCATGGTTAATTTTGGCATGAAAACTGTGGCGGAGGTCGTTTACGACATCTCCGACGTAGAATTTTGTCAATCAAAACCAGTTCTTGGAGCCAATGGGCCTTACCTTTGTCCAACACCCAGGAAGATCCTTGACACGATCATCAAGTCGCCGCGCATGATGGATGGTCCCGAAGCTCTCGCCGTGCTGAGAGGTTCCATCTATTGTGAGCTTGTCGCCAACCCCGGAATGCCGATGCTGAAACCCCTCGCGGAGTGGCTAAGGAAGAGTGAAGGAGAAATTCGAATCCCTCCCTGGCTGCAGTATCGAATGACGGAAGGGTATGGGCTCAAAGAAGGGCAAGAAATTGCTTGGATTGAGCCAACGGAAGATCAGCGAATTAGTTTCTGGAAAAGCTGGGGCGTCAGCCCTGGCGAACAGGAAGCATATGAGCAACTTTCGTTTACCCCTATGGTTAGCGGCAAAACGAGGCTGAGGGCTGGAAAGCCCTTGGAGCTTGAAACTCCCATAGAATGTGATGCATTTGACTGGGAGGAACAAGTGGAATTCCTTGGTGGTGGTCACAAACCACCAGGGTGGTCAGACCGGGAAACTGGCTGGCAGCAGGTTTGGACGCAGAGGTTAGCTTGCTAATTCTCACCTTCGGG